GCCCCTATCTATAACTTTCCTATTCGAAATTATTATTCTTGCTTGGTGCAAGTGCAAGACCCGTATTCTGGTGTTATTAGAAACGAAGTACGTACTTGCGTTAATTAATAACTCCTATTGAAATAATGGGCTCATAGCTTAATGGTAAAGCAGTCGACTCATAATCGATTGAGTCTAAGTTCAATTCTTAGTGAGCCCACCAATTGGAGTAAGTATGGAAAATAAAGTATATACCTTTGACGTTGTAGCTGCCGATGATGGGTCTGAAGATCAAATGCTTCAGTTTTCAGAGGAATTTTTAGCCGAAAATGACTGGCGTGTAGATGATGTTATTAGCTTTGATTTGCAAGAAGATAAATCAATAATTTTGAAAAATAAAACATGGGAAGCAAGAAATGAAAGTTTATCTAAGCAAATACCGCTACCATTGGATCAGCCCCTACAAGATTCTTGAGAAGGTTTTCTTTTGGCGTGAGATTGATTACGATGAGCCTCTCATCGATAAGCTGAGTAATATACTTCAGCCTTTTTGCCAAGGTATTCAAAAAGTACTAGATACTATTCATCCTAAAATCGATTATGTTAAGATCGATAAATGGGATACATGGAACATGGATACATCTCTTTCCCAGATTATCCTACCTATGCTAAAGCAGCTCCAAGCAACTAAGCAAGGAGCACCATCTGTTGACGATGAAGATGTACCTGAAGGTTTAAACCTTCGTTCTACAGAAGCACCTGCAAAAGAGAACGAATGGGATACAGATGAAAACTGGCATAAGCGCTGGGACTGGGTACTAGCAGAAATGATCTGGACTTTTGAACAGTTAACATCAGATTGGGATTCTCAATACCATACAGGGGAATTTGATAGAATAAGTACACCATGTGCATGGGATGATAAAGGTAAACCTACTATGTACTCATGGGATAAAGGTCCTAAAGATACGACTGAATTTGATAGTGAAGGTTATATGAAGCATGACAATCGTATTTCAAACGGCCTGGTATTATTCGGTAAATACTACAGGGGTCTTTGGGATTGAGTATATTAGTTATAACCCCTACTACAGGGTCACCTGAATTAGCTGATGCTGTATATTCGGTATTAAATCAAACAAACAAAGAGGTAGAGCACCTTCTAGTTGTAGATGGTGTTAAGTTTTCATCAAAGGTAGACGAGGTATTAAATGATGCAAGAATTATTACAGGTGGAAAAGTTAAACGAATTGACCTACCGTTTAATACCGGTAAAAATGGCTTTTATGGCCACCGAATCATGGCTGGGTTTGGCCATCTTATCGATCACGATTATGTTCTCTTTTTAGATCAGGATAATTGGTTTGAACCTGATCATGTAGACTCACTTATAAATATAATTGAAGATAAAAATCTTGATTGGGCGTATTCTCTTAGACAGATTTTTGATAAAGATAAAAATTATGTGACTGCTGATAATTGTGAGTCTTTAGGTCGATGGCCTGCATGGGTAGGTGAAGACGTTTTTTTAATTGATACAAGCTCATACTGTTTTAAGACAGCCTTCTACCGCCAAGTATGCCACATCTGGGATTTCGGGTGGGGTGGAGATAGAAGATTCTATAATATTTTAAAAGATCAAATCAAGCACGACAATTATGCGTGTTCGAGTAAATACACACTTAATTACAGGTTAGGGGGAAACGATGGCTCAGTTCAAGCTGGATTCTTTATTGACGGCAACAAAAAGCAGTCGCAAGTTTATCCCGACAGTTTTCCCTGGAACCGATAGACCAATACCGCGGGGTAGCTCAGTAGTAGAGCGTGGGACTCATAATCCTGAGGTCGGAGGCGCGCATCCTTCCCCCGCAACCCATTCTATTATACCACCTAATATCATTCTGGGGTATAATTAATGTTCTTTTATCTTTATCAAATTACAAACTTGGTAAATAATAAAATTTATATCGGTGTACATTCTACTAAAGATATGAATGATAGTTATATGGGGTCCGGTATAAACATTCAGTTAGCTATTAAAAAATACGGTATTGATAACTTTAAAAAAGATATTCTGTATACTTTTGATAATGCTGATGATATGTATGCAAAAGAAAAAGATATTGTTACAGATGAATTTCTTTTACGAGAAGATACATATAACCTGCGTGTTGGTGGCACAGGTGGTTTTGATTATATCAATAAAAATAATCTTAACGGGTTTTACGATTCTGAAACAGCTCGTAAAGGAAGACAATCCACTAATGCGGTTCTTAAGGAGAGATATGGAGAGCAGTGGAGAAAAGTCATCTCTAAAAACGGTAATAAAGCATTACATAAAAAACGAGAAGATGACCCAAGCTTTAATCAATTAATGATTGAGCATAGTAGGCGTAATGTTAAGATTGCGTCTCAATATGCCAATACTTCTCTTGCAATTGAAAAGAAGAAGAATACGTTCAGTAAGATAGGTCACCAGCAAGGTAGTAAGAATTCTCAATACGGTAAGATGTGGATAACTAACGGTAAAGAGAGTAGATCAATACCCAGTCAAGAAACTATCCCCGAAGGTTGGAGAAGAGGCAGGGTACGAATACCTGAAGCCGAATTTTTAGCATTACAGAGTTAATTCCAATACTTAGAGGAATCTAGATTATCCCAATACGTTTTGTTATTGCGGTTAAAAAAATTCTTTATGAGATAGGTTGCCATACCAAAGTACCCCATCTTTTTAAATCTACGTGAATCTTGTCCGAAATAGTGGCTTACTATCTTAAACTTTTTAGAACTGTACATTCGGGATAGGAAGTAGTCTTCAGACGTTACAGTCTTTTCTGGAAACCCACCAAATTCCTCAAACCTATCTCTACGGGTCAGCAGGAATGCACCAACTGCAAATGGTGAGAAGTACTTTAGGGTGTGGTTTATAATATTAAAAAGTGTAAACCCAAACATCGCTCTTAGATCATTATCATAACATTTTATATTCAGTCCGACAAGATCTAAGTCTTTTAATATTATTTCTTTAACAGAATCTTTAATAACGTTATTGTTAAAGAAGCGAACATCGGCATCGATGAATAGAATGTAAGGAGTTTTAGCTAAGCGTGCTCCATTATTCTTAGCTATTGAAACAGGACCTCCTTCAATAATATCTACATTTAAAGAATGACTATTATCTCTTATAACTTGTCTAGTATTATCAGTAGAGCAATCAGCAATTAAGATTCTAGTGTTACCTATATCCTGAGAACGAAAAGAATCTAATAAATGGGAGATGTAATCTTCTTCATTCTTGCAAGGTACTACTATAGTAATTTTTTCACTGAGTTTCATTATCGTCATTTTCCGTTGTCCATGTAATAATTTCCCACTTACCGCTCCAGTGCTCTACTAATGCGGTACATGACTCAACCCAGTCACCATCATTCATATATGTAACACCATCTATATCTTTTATTTCGGCATGGTGAATATGGCCACATATAACTCCATCGTAGCCACGCTTCTTACAATACCCTGCTAGATTATGTTCAAATTTAAATATAAAATCTACTGCTTTTTTGACTTTGTGTTTAAGATACTGGCTAATGCTAAAGTACCCAAAACCCATACGGCGACGAATCCAATTAAATTTATTGTTGAGGCTAAGAATAAAGTCATATGCTTTGTCTCCTAAAAATGCTATCCATGGCGCTAGTCTTGTTATGCCGTCAAACAAGTCACCGTGTGTAACAAGGTAATGTTTACCATCAGCACCTATATGTTCAATTTGATTATGTATTTCAATTAAACCAAAACTAAAACCGTAAGGTATCATTGGTCTTAAAAATTCATCATGATTACCAGCTATGTATACCACTCTTGTACCGCGCTTGGCATGGCCTAGTACCCGTCTTACAACATTAGTATGAGACTGCTTCCATCGCCATTTATTTTGTTGTATGCGCCAGGCGTCAATTATATCACCTACTAGGTACAGAGTATCACAGGTGTTATGCTTTAAAAAATTATTAAGTTTACCAGCTTTACAATCATTAGTACCTAAATGAACATCACTAATAAAAATACTGCGATACTTTTTAGAGTTCATTATACGGTAAAACTAGACACTAAAACTACTACCACACCCACATGTATGTTTTGCGTTGGGATTGGTAATTACAAATTCTTTCTTCATAAATTCATCTTTGTAATCAATATTTGCGTCTTGCAAATATTGCATACTTGCTGCATCAATTAAGACTCTGAATTCATCTAGAGGAAATTCAAAGTCATCTTCATTCATAACTTCATCCATGGTAAACCCGTAATTAAACCCGGAACACCCTCCACCCACTACAAAAGTTCTTAATGAAACTTTAGGGTTATTTTCTTCACGTAATAAGTCTATGATCTTAGACTTTGCAACATCTGTAATTGTAATCATGTATAGCCGCCTTTATTGCATCTTCTGCAAGTATTGAACAATGTATTTTAACCGGTGGGAGGGCAAGCTCTTCAGCAATTCGTGAATTAGTAATCTCTCCCGCTTCGTTAAGCGTTTTTCCTTTGACCCATTCTGTGACAAGACTGGAGCTTGCAATGGCAGATCCGCATCCGTAGGTTTTAAATCTTGCATCAACTATAATACCTTCCACAACTTTAATTTGAAGCTTCATTACATCGCCACATGC